CTCCAATGGAACGGCTAGTCCAAATACCGTGGTAACGGTAAATGTCCGCGAACATGGGTTGGTAGTTGGAACATCAATCACAATCGCTGGACTTACTGGTGGAACTCCTCCAAACGGAACGTATGTAGTTGCCACTGTGACGAGTCAAGACACATTCACGTTCCTCGCTGCAAGCATTTCGACAAGCACGACATTTGTTGCCACGGTTGCTACCGTCACTGACGGATTCACTTTGTCTCCGGGTGGAGCATATACCCAGCCTCAGACATTTAATATTACAGAAAGAGACGTGGACGTTGCAAACGGCGTAGTAACTGCTACTGTAGCTGGAAATACCACGATTAAAGCGGGTGATATCATTATTGTTCGCCAAGCAACAACCGTTGATTTTGCCGAAATGGTCGGCAAAGAATACCAAGTCACGGAAGCGACAACGACAACTATTAAATGGTACGCACCTGTAGGCAATTACAACGTAAATACTACTGGTGACACATTTGAATTTGGAGGCAGATTCAGCGTAGGTGGTGGCTTTATGCACCAACCCGGTGCGCCATGGGGCGTCCATTTTCAACGTAGATTGTGGGTTCCGTTTTACTACGATCAGTCTGGCGCGTATGACACGCCAACATACACTAGTCGAAAGATCACTGATGAAATATCCGTATCGGACATTTTAGATACGACTACATTCGACCAAATCGAGAATCAATTCCGTGTCAGTGGTGGAACTGCTGACTATGTAGTGGGGATGCACGGGTTTTATGACGATGGATTGGTTGTCTTGAATAGGAACAGCCTTCATCTTGTCAAAGGGACGCTTGGAAGCCTTCTAGACGTTACCGTCAAGGAACTTACTTCTGAGATTGGATGCCTAGCCCGCAAGTCTGTGGTGATGCGCGGCAATGCCATGCTGTTCTTGTCTGACGATGGGGTGTATGGGGTTGAATTCCTCAATGACTATAACCTTCGGGGGACCGAAGAGCCGCTGTCCAAGAACATCCAGCCATACATTGACCGGATAAACGCTGATTACTCAGACAGGGCAGTAGGCATCTTGTTTGAGAACAGGTATTATCTTGCCGTCCCACTTGATTCTGTGCCGGGGGCTGGTGATTCCTATGGCAACAACGCAATCTTGGTGTATAACTTCCTTAATAAAGGGTGGGAATCACTGGACACCTTTGGTGATTCTCGATTCTTGATTAAAGACTTCGTGATCGGCAGCGCAAGCGAGAGGAACAACATCTATGCCGTAACTTCTAATGGTGGATTGCATCAAATCGAAGCGTCTGAAAGCTCCAATGACACGTTAAACGTGGATAACTCTGCGGCTGTTGTGTCTCCGACGATCAATGCCTCTCTTACAACTAGGGGATATGACCTTGGAACGATGGAGCGCAAGCGATTCACTGACGCTCAGATTAACATCCAGTCCCTTCCCGGACAAAACTCGGAATACAACATTGCCTTTGCCGCTGAAGATCCAGATGACGCTCAAACCATAGGCACAACTACTACTCTGCTCGGTGGATTACTTATCCCTAGCACGGCTACTGAAGCGGAAACAGCAAGTATCCGGTGCAGGTTAGGTGGTATTAGAGGATTCACTGGAACAATGATCTTGACAAGGACCGTAGGATCACCAAAGATCAATTCTATCAAGGTGGCTGGTTCTGTCACCAACAGACAAATCATTTCACAGAGATAAAGTATGGGCGCAATTGATACGAATTACACTTTCACGGCTACTGACGTAATCACTAGCACGAAGATGAACAACATCCTCGATCAAAGTACGATTACCGCTACCGCTGTTTTCAATTCGACCCTTTCTATTGCTAGTGGAAAACTGCTTGTTGCTACTGGTGGTATCACCTCCAACGAGCTGGCGGCAGGTGCTGTCACAACAACTGCCATTACTGATCTTAATGTAACTACCGGGAAGATTGCCGATCTTGCCGTTACTACTGGAAAGTTAAACGACTTTTCTGTAACAACTGGCAAGATTGCTGACTCTGGCGTAACAACCGTGAAAATCGCAGATGCTAATGTGACTGCCGCCAAGCTCAATGGCGCACAAACTGGAACGGCTCCAATCTTTGCCGCCCGTGCATTCGCTAAAATTAAACCAAACAACGCAAGCGGCAGAACAGCAGATTTCAAAAGTGGGAATTATTCTGCTGCTGTTGGATCGGTAGTTACCGTTACCGTTACAAGTCATGGGTTGCGGGTAGATGATCGAATCAGACTCGTCTTTACTAGAACCGCCGGAACAGGAACAGTGCCTAGCAGTGCTACATTCTTCACAGTAACAGGTGTTACAGACGCAAACGTTTTTACTGTTGCATTTACTAGCGCAGCCGTAAGCTCTGGAACAGTTATTGCTGAGTTCATTTTAATACAGGGCAGCAAAAATGTATCTTCTGCATCATTTTACGATGGTGGCTCTAATCGATACATCTTGAATTTCACGGAAAGCATGAATGATGTTAATTACACAACGTTAGTCACCAGCCAATATTATCACCTTGCTTGGGCCGACATAGGTGGTGAAGACGCGGGAGAAACCCAACTAAACACAGCAAGGAACTGCCATGTTGCCACGAATCAAAACTCCAGATTTGTAAACATAGTAGTTTTCGGATGAATCTTCAGCTAGCAAAAGCAACAAAAATATATGGCGAAGACTTTCACAAACTTTTGTATTGGCACTTATGCTTTGGCGTTGTCGTTTCTGATGCCGATAGTTTTGCTATGTGCTTCTACTCGCAAGAAGAGTCCCCAGAGCAAGCCTGTGAAATTCACCATTCCAACACACTCTTTGTCACCATATGCGCTGGTGACATGCGGAAAGCTCTTAGAAAGTTCCGCGATGACTTTGAATACATCGCATTCAGGCGTGAATTTAAGAATTCACCTCGCGTGAGGATTCACGACATGCAACAATTTTACTCGAAACTCAAATAATACAAGAATATGGGAAGCAAACCTAAAGTGCCTAAGCCAGTAGACCCACTGGACATTGCTGGTCAACAATCAGGCAAATTGCTTGGTTATTATGGGGCCGAGGTTCCTAAATGGTTGCAACTGCAAGAGGATCTTGGGCCGCAGTTGATGGCCCAAATGTTTGGGCAGACCGGACAATTCCTTGGTGGCGTTGGTGGTCAACCCGGACTAGAGGCGTTACAGCTTTCGACAGGTCAACGGGCGGGAGAGACACTAGGTCAGCTTCGTGCGGGAGAAATTGGACAAATGACCGGGCAAACGGGTCTTGCGCGAGGATTGATGGAGGCAATGTCTCCAGAACAAGCTGCCGTCGTTCAAGGATTTGCATCTGAGGCGGAAAGAGCTAGGGCATCTGCACAAGGTGTGACCCCAGAAGAACGCCGAGGATACGAACAACAGTCGCGTGAGGGCTTCCAAGCCGCTGGTAGGCTTGGTGGCAACCGGAGCATCGTCAGCGAGGCAATGGGGCGTGAGGACGTTATGGCTCGTAAACGGGCCGAAGCCGCGCAGGCAGGTGGTCGCGCTTATGACGCAGCACAGGGCTTCTACACCACTCCCGGATTGAACTTGTTGGGGCAATCCCCACTTTCGTATCAAGCAGGTCAGAACACGCTTGGGATGGCACTTACGGGAGGTCCAGCATCTTCTGGTGAATTCGACTATAACGCCCCACTTGGATTTGCTGGACAACGGGCTTCCTCGATGGATGCTTATAACATGGCTAAGTTTCAAGCTGATCAGCAACGCAAAGCGCAAACAATGGGCCTCATCACAAAGGGAATCGGTCTTGCTGCGGCCCCATTTACTGGTGGGTTGTCGGCTGGACTTGGGCTTTCTGGACTTGCTGGAGGAGCGGCTGGCGCGACGGGACTCAGTGGAATGGGACTCTCAGCGGGCATGGGGTTAAGCAGCCTGTTTGGAGGAATCCCAAAGGCCACCTCGGTTTATTAACTTTATATAATTAGAATCATGGCACTTACAGGTGGGAATATTGGATTTACTGGGTATCAGCAACCAAATTATGCTGGTGCTGTAGAAGCTGCTGGTTTGCCAATGCAAGCTATTGGACAAGCCGTCGGTCAAGCTGCTGACTACTTCAAGAAGCAAAAAGAAAGCAAGAACATGGCAACGATGGGGATCAAGATCGCGGAAGCGGCAAAGATCATGGACCCGTCGCAAGTAGGTTACTACGACAGTCTGATTTCCACCCTTAAAGACGAGAACACCCCCGTCGATGTCCGGGGCCAACTTGGAGCAAGCATTCAAGATTTGCTCAAGCAAAACACAAGTGCGCGAGCGGTTTCGGTTCAAGAACGTCAACTTGGAATGATGCCAAGTTACTTTGGTGGAGGCTATCGCAGCGGTGGTGGAGGTGGCGGCGGTGGCTATGGAGGGGGAAGTGGGGCAGCGCAAAATGCCACTCCTATGGAACCGCTCCCAGAAGGCGAATCTGCTCTGGCTACCGCTCCCGGCACTGCCGGGGCAGACCTGCTGAACATGAACAACCTGATGGAACAAGCGTATAGGCTCAACCTTCCACCAAACGTAGTCAATCCAGTCGTTGCAGGCATCCAAGACGCTCTCGTCAGCGGCAACCCCAAGGCGGGGGACACCGTAAAGAGTTATACTGCCCAGTTGGCAAAGTCAATCGCTGAAGCAGAAGAATTATCCAAGCCAGTAAAAGACGATAAGGGTCAACCATTGGTCCAGATTTTTGAAGACGAAGCCGGAAACACCACTAGATACACCAAGACAAAGAGTGGACGCTTGATAGGCGAAAGCGGAGAGGTGCTTGACAGTCAGGGTCGTAAAATTGAACCGCCCAAATATAATCAATTTGATCAAGAGGCTATTGACAGGGCTATCTATGGAAATGGCGATGTGCTTCCTGAACTCCCCCCAGAAGCGTCTGCAACTCGCCAACCTAGCTTCCAAGAATTAACGCAACCACCACCGATCCCGGAAGGTGGAGTTCAAATGATTGGAGAACAAGCGACTCAACAGCAACCCCCAGCACAGCAAAGTGCAGGTCAGGGTTGGCTCGCAAAAAAAACTCTTGAAGATTCTGAAGCCCTAAAAGCGTATGATGAAAACTATTCACGGTTGACGCAGCTGTCCCCAAGGAAGGCGAAGCTATATGAATCAGCCTTGAACATGGCATACCAAGATCCTGCTACGGCTCCGGCTCAAGACGTTGTTGATGAGATGAAACGACAGTTGCTCATGCAGCCAGAAGCCAAGGGTCCGCAGATCATGTCAGAGTCTGAATACGGACAACGCAACAAGGCAATGCTTAATAAGGCAACAAAGCGTGTTGGAGATAGGGCTACGGCAGAAACACTTTTGAGTCGTTTCGACACTGCTCAAAAATTGGCCAACCACCCAGATGGGGACAAAGTTTTTGGCAAGTCTATCCCGGAAGCTAAATTGCGTGAGCTTGCTCGCACTCAGGGCGGTGTTTACGCCTTGTATTACAATCTAAAGGGGCAGGACTTGGTGCAAGCGATGCGCGACGTAAAAGCCCAAAGCGGAACTGCTGCTGGGATGTCCGAGAAGGAAACGCTAGCTTTGCAACGAGCAGTGAACGACTTGGATCTTAGCCAAGACTGGAAATCTGCTCAAGAATCGCTCATGCGAATTTCTAGCGGAACGGTCAGGGCTGGTGAAAAGCTGGGACTAGACGAAAGCGTGTTTGAGGTTATGCCAATGACCCCAGCCTCTGGAGCAACGTCAGCATCTAAAAGGCAAGTGACAAGGGCTGCTGAGATTCTGGATAATCCAGAATCCACACCACTGTTCCGAGACGAAATGGAATACCTTGAAAAGCTGGAACGGGCGAAATCAAGACAGGGAGGCAACAGCGGTGCGGGCGTGACAACGCCGACATCTGGTGGTGGTTCTGGAGATGTCCGCTTCAACCTGCATAAGCAATTCGGCCTTTAACTGTCTCGTTAATGACTCCTGATCAAAAAACTGCATTAAAACAAGCCCTCGACCAACACTCATCCCGCATGTCCATCAAGGACGCTGCGCCAGAGGACGTTGAGCAACTCCCAGAGGACTTCCAAGTTCCTTCGTATAGTGCTAATACTAGCCCTGTATATGACAACCAGCTATTCCCTAAGATCACATCTGCTGATGATCTGATCAAACTTGGGTATGCAACACCAGAGGGTGTAGCAACGGAGAATGGGGAAATGGCGATTTCGCTAAAGAAGGCTGGTGCGCTTAACGACGACTACACTCTGAACGATACTGGGAAAGCCATGATGGCTAACCCAGCAGACTTGCTTGAGGAGGAGAATCTACCTCTATACATTAAGGCGAAAGAACTCGATCTGGACGGGTCGGGCAGAGAGTTGTCATGGGGGGAGCATTTGGAAGGACTCAAAAAAACAGTAATAGAAGGAGGGAAAGACCTTGCGGTTCTTTTGGCAACTGCGTCCCCAACCTCGTCAATTACTGGAAGCTCACCTTACGAATCCGCAACCTACACTGATAAGGAGCGAGCGGCACTTAATTTGGAGACTGAGGCGGCTCTTGGTGGCTTGGTTAAGTCTGGAGCGGCATTGGCCACAGGGGTATCCAAAATCGCGGGGGCTGGCACAATTAAGGCGTTGGCTGATAGCGAGGCAGAGGAGCGTTTAGCCCTTTCGATGTTTGATCAGAAATTTGAAAAAATAGACCGCGACATACAATCCTCGAAAGTGTCTGAGGTTGTTGACGCGATGGGCCAAATGGCAGGAGCGGAGTTTGACGCGATGGGGCGAATGGCCGGAGTGGAGTTTGGTCTGGCAGGAGCAGGACCAGATCTAACCGAGGCCCGAAAAAAGAACATTGAATTAGTAGGCGAACAAGAGGCAGCGGCAATAGAGAAAAGAGGCGAGTCAGCAGGGCAGTTTGCCGGAATGATCAACCCTTATGGTGCTGTCGCGATGACTGGAAAGGTGGCTTTTGGAGTCGCAGGAAAGGGTCTTGGAGTTGCGTTCAAGCCAATATCAAGAAGTCTCTTGCAAGCAGATTCCAAGGCCGCACTTGTGCTGGAGCGCACTAGGCAACTGGCATCGTTGGAAAGGCGGGCTGCTGGGTTCCAAGCAACCGCGCAAGCCGCTGAGAGGCAAGCCGTCATTGCTGAGAGCATGGCTGAAAAGTTCTCCAAGGCGGGTTTGACAGATAGGGCTAATAACGCCTTGAGGCTTGCGAACCAATCGCGGGAAAAAGGACAAGAATTATCAACACGGCTTGGCGGGTTCACAGAAGAAATCTCCAAAGTATCCGACGACTTGGCGAAGGCAACCCAAAGCGCGGGCGTGGCCGACAAGGTTCTGCAAATGGGCCAAGTGGCAAAACAGATCCCATACCTGCCTATAGCTGCTATCGGCAAGACGCTGGAGCTTACGGGCCGAGGCATGATCGGGATTGACAAGGGTCTTTCTATTTTTGCGGCGAAGATTGGGGCTGATAAGGCATACAATGCGATGAACAAGATATCATCGTTGTCCGGCCTTGGTGGGGCGGGTGCGGCCCTTGGGCTTGGTCCTGCCGCCTTTATTCCTGCTGCTGCAAAGCTGGCTTGGGCAACTGCTCCCTATCTAAAAGCGGCTGGCGAATATGTCAGTCTAGTTGGCAAGGAGGCGTCCAAGGCAAGGGGTCAAATTGGATTCTGGAAGCGTATCTACGAGATGCCAAACAAGGGGCCAGCGCATCGCATGGTTTCCGGCTTAATGGACACGGCAACAGCGGGAGGGCTAGTCACTGGGATGGGAAGTCGAGTAACTAAGGGTTTGCTAGCATCCTACCCTGTTGACCTTGCTTACGAGTGGGTTTCGGAAGGTGGCGAACTAAACCCAAATCTTTTCAAGCAAGCTGCTGTTGAAACATTGTTTTTCGGCGGAACAGGTGCTGCCCTTGGGGGCATAACGATGGGGAGCGCGAATAGGATCAAGGCACTCCAAAATGGCGATGCCATGAACTTCTACAGTTCGATCTCAGACCCTGCCCAGCGGTTGATGTATAACGGTATGCCTTCAGATCTCAAGAGGGTTGTGGGGACTTTCTCAGCAAGCAATCCGGGGGCAAAGATTCAATTCATTGATCAAGGGCTTGGGGCTTATGATCGCAACACGAAGACGGTGATGATCAATCCCAACGCACCTAATCCCTTGAAGCCCTTGTTGACGCATGAATTCATGCACCACATGCTCAACAGCGGGATCGGGGACGGAGTTATTGCCAACCTTGTTGGAGACGGCTTCCAGACCGGAGGAATCTTGAGAAGCAAAGATGGTGGTTACGATGCTCAATATGAATCCTTCAAGGGAGAGTATGTCAACAGACTTCGCAAGCAACATGATAGGCAAGTTAAGCTGCGGGATGCTATTGGTGACCCGATGACAAAAAATGAGAGGGAGTTCAAAACTCCAGACGAAAAGTATCTGGCGGAAGAATACTTTATCGAAACCAATGTTGACGATATGCTTGGATTGGTCGAAAGCGGAAAGCTAGGAAAAACGGCTGGACGCATGATTATTAACGACAAGGTTCGTGCGCTTGGAGATTCAATCTTAAACAAGTCAGCGATTCTGCGCGACCTGCACTTCCGTATCGGCGGAGTGATGGACAACAGCGGGAAGATGGTGACGGGCAATGGGTTATTGGGCGGCAAGCTGTATCAAAGTCCAGAGGTCAGGAGGATGTTCCAAAAGATGGTCAGCGAGTCTGTCGGTCGTCGTGGCGGCATTGATGCGGCAAAGCGCAAAGCCAGAGAGGGAGTCGAGATATCAATCCAAGGCAAGTCAGATCCGATTCTTGGTGAGCTAGGCTCCCTGTGGGAAACCGACTCCGATGGCAGTCCGCTGGTCGATAATAACGGAGACTTCGTTCCGCTGAAGAAAGAGACTGATGAGTTGCGTTCCCAAGCCGGAATGCTGCTGGTTGATGATCTTAAGGCAAGACAGTCCCGTGGAGAGGCTATCCCTGACGGAGAACTTGCATACAATCCAGAAAACAATACTTGGAGCGGGCAGTATCTCAACGACAAGCAGATCGACCTGCTTAGCCTATCTGGGCGATTCAACAGCAAGCAGATCAAACAATTGAGGCTGCTCAACGAGGCAGCAAGGCAAACGTCCAACACGAACGCCGATCCGGCGACTCGAGGACATAGGTTCTCGATGATTTACCAACCAGCCCTTAAGAAGAATCGAAAAGGGCAATGGAAATATGACCAGATCAAGCCTCAGTTGCGAGACGTTGTGCCGTATGGAGTAGAAATCTCCAAGGACGGAAACATCTTGATTCGCATCATGAGTACGAACCAACTGTTCGCCAACGTCTCAGAGAAGGCGGCGAGCAAGCGCGGAAGGACGCTTTACGATGGGAACATGGAGACAATCCTGCGAGACGCGAATGCCGTTATCGACCTTCACGGGAAGAATCAGGCCACAGACGCTTACTTCAAGGAGAAATATGCGGGTAAGTGGGAGGATCACAAGAAGTTCATCAACTCTGTATTCGGTAATGTTGGTGCAGGTCACAAGGACATCAATCCCCTAGTCGCGTCCGACCGTGTGGATGCCGTGGTGAAGTCTTACCGTTTGGATCGCATGAACAAAGCGACACAGCTTGTCGGATCTACGCAGCTTCCCTACCAGAACAACTTAATTAAGATCAACTATCTCCCTGAAGGCGAACCCATTATGGACGCTAACGGAGAGCCGAAAGACCTCCGATACGGTTCCCGCCCAGTGGATCAGGCAATGCCAGAGCAACGCCAGATGCCAGAGGTTTCCCCCGAAGACCTCAATCCAGTCACCAACAAGCAGGAGGCACAGAGATTATTCGCAGACGGCAAACGCCTATTTGCGGTTAACGAGATGGATGAGAAAGCGGCAGAAATCACATCTGTTGAAATGCTCAACTCATATCCTGCGGATGCTATTGGGTGGATGGAACCAGAGTAAGCTACTGCACCATCGCAAAGGTTCATGCCAGAGAAGCTCGACGCTGACTACATGAAAGCTGTGGAGAGCGGCGACATGGAGACGGCGCAACGGATGGTGGATGAGGCAGCAAGGAAGGCGGGGTATACCACTAAGGGGTTCCACGGCACTCCGAACGGGGGCTTCACCACTTTCAACACCCGTAAAACCCGGTTTGAAAAAGGGGTCGATAACACGGTTGACCCCAACACTTTCCTCGGCTCTCATTTCGCAGAGGAGCCGGAAGTGGCCCAGCGGTTAGTGGATGAACTCTATGGTGCTGATCAGGCACAAAGCCCTCAACTCTACGGAGTTTATTTAAACGTCGGTCGCCCGCTCGGTGGGGACGCACTGGTGCAGGGTGACGTTGAAGCTACCCGCAAAAAAGCGGAGGAAGCAGACGGTGTCCGCAGCCAGATCCTCGAGAACGACACAGCTATCCGTAACAAAGAGCGGGAAATCGAGATGCTAGTAAATGAAGCCGACTTAGCGGGCAAGCTGCCGCAGGAGGATCGCACTTTGACGCTCGATGCCGCTGACCTTATAGATTCCATCCCGCTGCCAAATTCCATTGAGCGCAAACTCCTCAAGAAACCTGAGTTCAAAGATCACCCGACGATACTCGCCATGAGGGAGAACATAGCGAATCGCCGTGCTGCGATTGAAGCCCTGCCCGGTCACGCCGTTCTGGTGGATGCACTCGCCACACTGCGTGAGCAGGACATCATGCTGAAGGCTGCGCTCCCCACTCAGTCTCTTCCGCCCCTAAACTTGGGTGTAAAGGGTAAAGATGCATACATAGAGGGTGATAGAGGCTTGCTGGACGAGGGTGGCCTTGGAGGGTTTGAAGCATTCACAGACTACTCCCTTGGGCGTGACCCTCGGGAGGAAGCTAGCCCGTCTTTCCTCCGCAGCAACCGTGCGAAGATCGGACGAAATATGCGGGCTAACTTCGACAAGTTGCCCTACGACTCCATTCTGTATCGTAATGCGGTTGAGGGAGGCGTGTCCATCATCGTCAAGAATCCAGAGCAGATCAAATCCGCCGATCCCGTCACCTACGACGAACAGGGCAACATCATCCCGCCTAGCAAGCGGTTTGACCCTATGTCTGAGGATATCAGATATATGCCAGACGGGAATGCTGGAGAGAATTCCAAATACGCAACGCCACCATCAGAAGAATCTGCGCGTGATGCGATATCGACAAGCAAGCGTCCGTTCTGGGGTAAGCATCGAGATTCGGAAGAAGGCGAGAAAATCGGCGTAAGGATAGACATTCCCGCGTACTTGAGCAAAGGGGTTTATGTTCAGACTGTCCATGAGCCTGCCACTCCCGGCAATGTTGGGGACAGGATTGGATACGATACCCATATCAGGTTGAAAAACGGAGTGAAGTTCTTTGTTAAAGAGGGATCGCCAGAAAGCAGGCAGGGCGCAGTGGCAATCAAAGAGGGAAGGGCTAACAAGCACCCTATTGCAACGGTTGAGGGTTCATACTCTAAAGACAGGACCACGCCAAAGGACATTAATGACTGGATTGCCGTTGGGATGAACCCAGATAAGCACTCTTATTTCTACGACAAGAAAACAGACAGGCCAGTTATCGGAGGCGACGAGTCGTATAGCGTCAACAATACCGTGTTTGTTAAAAACCCAGTATACGGAAAGAAGTCTGACTTCCGGTTCCTCCCGGAGATTCCAACTGCGCCACAAGACACCAAGTTTAATAGTGTAACGGAGCAAGGCGGAAAGATGCTCAAAGGTGACTACAAGAACGTCATTCCCGGCGCAATTCTCGGAACTCTAAGATTCTTGCCGGAATCCGAAAATGCAAGAATCCTCGCCAACTTCCCACTGGATGATTCCGCCAAAAAGAAGATGGAAGGGAAGGCTGGGTTTGCATTTGCTTCTGACTGGTCAGACTCTAATAGACCGTATCTCACAAAGAACGGCAGAAAGATCGACGTTCTTATGGGTGGTGTCGGTTACACTTACCATCCAGAGGTGATTGGTAAAGGTGGCTGGGCTGGGTCATTCTCCGCCCTGACGAATCGAGTTTTAAAGAAAATCAACCAAACTGATGGAATTGGACTGGTTGTTGCGGGAGGCAGAGAGTCCACGGCGTCCAGCAGGTCTTTCTCGATAGCCGCACTGGAAGAAATTAAAGATGATGTCGCAAACGGAACCATCTCGAAAGCGGCCATCGACAATATCATCAAGAACAACGCGGAAAGGTTGCTTGGACTGACTAGCGTCAAGTCTTTGTCGGATTACGAAAAACTGCTGATGCTTGAGAGGGGCGGTAGTGGTTTGACTTTTGAGCAACGCGCAGAAATGGTGAAAGCGATCAACTCGCACGAAAACAAGAAAAAGTTTGGTTTATCCAGTTGGAACGACATCCTTAAAAAGTACGAGATGCAAAGCGGTTCCTTTGAACCCGGACAAATCATGAGCGTTGTTCAGTTCGACAAGAACGCACCACTTATAAAAGCATCAGACTTGAATATCAAGGGTCACAAATCGTATGAAGCAGTTATTCAGGGCAAACCTCTTGGGATGCTCAAGGAAAAGGTTATGATTGCTGACTTCTTCAAGGACTTCTTTACAAGCGAAGGGACTCTGCCAGCCAGCTACACGCGCAAGGTTCAAACGAAAATGCCAAGTTTCAAGTATGGTGAGGGTTCTGCAATTCTGAAGGAGGCGGCGAAATCTATTGCCAATGCTGAAAAACTGAAGTAGAAACGATCCGTGGATACTAACGACCCCAATGAGAAGCTGAAAGCGGAATACGTTGACGAACGAGAAGACAAGTCCGCTTGGTTTCTTGAGGTCAAGGAACGCGCAAAGCTCTCTCCGGGCAACTGTGTCGAACACTATGCCCCAAACAAGGCCGCAATGGCCCTGTGGCTGGCCGCACAAGGCGCGAGGATAACCGACATCCAGAAGAAGACAGGGCTTGGCAGGGAGACTATCAGGGGGCTGCAATGGCGTCACACCGATACGCTGGAGACAAAGCGCAAGGAATTCTCAATGAGATACGCAATTGCGGCTCAGGACTACACGGATCTGCTCTTTGAGCGTTCCCAACAGTTGTTTGATAATCCAGAGGAGCTTGCAAAGATTAGTCCTGACAAGCTAGCTGTAACGGTGGGCATCCTGACTGATAAAGCCGCTCAACTGACCGGAATGGCGTCCTCAATCGTGGAGCATCGCAAGGGTGCGAGTCTGGACGATGCTGCGAAGATGATCTTTGACGCAAAAGCTCGTATCGCCAGCAAGATCAAGGAAGACGCAATCGAAGCCGAGATACTATGATTTGGCGGAAACACGCAATCCTCACCCCGCCCACCGACGAGGAGATGGTGGAAATGGAGCCGGATGAATTGATTGGGCTTCATTCAATTTACCATGAAGCCATTGAGAATGCCGAGAAAGACCCCTACCACTATGGGTTCAGGCTACCGCATTGGAGCAAGGCTGAAGAGCAACTGTTTGAGGTTAATGAGATACTTGCACTAGGTGGCAACCGGAGCGGCAAGACGCAGTGGGGAGCATTCTCTGTTGTCCGTGCTGCTATCGAGAACCCCAAGTCTGAAATCTTCTGCTTCGCCCAGACATCCGAAGTCAGCATTCGCCAGCAGCAAAGTGCCGTGTGGGAATGGTTGCCAGAGAATCTCAAGACCAAGCAGACAAGCGCGAATACCTATATCTCATATAAGAAGAAGACTGG